TGTCTTCGATGGTCATTGCTGGCATCTTATACTCATACATCTCCATTGGCTTCGGTTTACCCGCAAGGCCACTGTTATCCATCTTAGGATTGTCCGAAAAAATCTGCGACGTCTTGGTAACTTTAATCTTTGCCATACCTAGCCCCCGATTATCAAACTACTAGATATTGTAGTATGCACATAGCAAGAAGTATACAGGTTGTCAAAGTTTTTGTGCAAGTAAAAAAATCCCCGGGGACGTGACCCCCGGGGTGAATGGCGTGAAGGAGACGCCGGAGACAACTGCTGCAAAGCCATTATATCAAGTCCAACCTAAACTTGCAACGGGGCGAATCTCTCTACGCTGGGCTAGTCCATGCCCCTCGCCAACACTGGCGATATGGAGCATTAAGTACTGTAGGGCTTCAGCAACGTGTGAATGTTTGTTCTTATCAATATCCCCATCACCTTTGGGTTTATAGCGGTAGCCCCCCATCATAGCAGCCTTTAGCTGCGTACATGTCGGGTCAACTAAGAAAGCTGGGTCACCATCTACTTGCCGCATGAGGTAGTCGTCCACGGCATTAAGCCGTGCCGATACATTGTTAGTCTTAGCGGGAATGACTTTAAGCCCCTCGGCTTTGATGATGTCTACTGCACTGCGCTCATCGGTCTGCGCCCGCTGCACACCCGCAGGGTCAACAACCACTAGGATGGGCGCACCACCAAACTTCTCGTAGATTATCGGCTTGAGCATAGTACGCACGAAACGCTGGATGCCCATGTCAAACGATACACACTCGCCAAGTATCAGTGCCCGACCACGTGGGTCTTGCTGCCCAATGACTGCGGCTGGGGTTAACCCTAAGTCCATACCAATAACAATGGGGCGTACGCCGTTGGATATAAACCGAAGCCGTTGCTTAGCCATGTGATAGTCAGGCCTGAAGTATTTGTAGACAGGCATACCGGCAGACGACAACCCGTAGTCCCCGTCAATATATACACGGATGTATTCTTCCGAACGACCTTGGGTATCGTAATATCCCTCGGGGAGATTCTCAATGTTCTCAGCCTGTGGGCTTCTACCTGAGGGTTGCTTGAACACATCCCAGCCGTTGTCGTTAGCTGACACGCCATCTTTGGGGTTAAGCCCCTCCATCTGGTAGTACCACCACGTATCCATAGTCGGTGGGTTGGTATCCCCCCACATCCCATGCCACGTCGGGCCACCGTCTTTAGCCGACGGGAAACGCCCAATACGCTTGGACATCGCATCAATAATGTCTGGGTGAATGTCTCGGCACTCGTTAAACCAAGCAAATGTCAACTCCAAGGAGTTCAAGTTGGCTACGTCATCTGCATCATCCAAGGCACGGAACATAATCTCACACTCGACATCCCCCACTTTAAAGAAGTAAGTTTTGGTTGTACGCATGTACTCCCCGCACTGTCCGGGCGGGAACCAATCTAGGAACGTCTTGATGGTTGTATCTTGTAGCTGCCGTGCGGTTTCACGCACAATAGCCGCCCGCGTACGCCGCACGCCTTGGGCATTTGGCACTTGAGTACTGGCCCTACGGACAATCTCAAACGAGGAAGTTACTGACTTACCCGAACCTACCGGCCCCATAAGCACACGCATCTTAGCGTCAGACTCCATGAATTTTGCCCCGGTAGGAGGCGGCGTGTAGTTGATGTTCAGTGACATTAAATCTCCTGTACTAGCATGACCACAAATTCCCGGCCACGTTTTTTATGCTTCGTAATCTTTGTCCGGAAGGACACACCTGCGTCTTTTAACATAGTTGTAAAGTTATGATACTCCACAGAACTATTTAACACCACCGAACGAAACCCATTATAGGAAGTAGTAAACCTACTCTCTAAGTGCAATGGCAGGGGCATCCATAACCTCGACTGTTTGTGCTTCAATGACTTGGGCTTCGTGCTGCTGCCCACCTAAATTAATGGTGATACGTACGCCACCATTAGCATTGTTATCGACCTCAGTGGTTTTTGGCTCAAGCCCGCCCCACTTCACTGTCGATTTAATTAGGTCAGCCTTGACTGCGGGGGATACGGCTGGGTCGTGAATCAACATCCAAGAAGTTGTCAGGAGTTCTTCCGCCTGTGCGCGGGCCTTTAGTCGGAATGTAATTCCCTTTTCCCGAACTTCCTCTCGGTAGTGCTCCACCTTCTTAAGGAATACGGGGTCGCTATTAAAGATAAGAATCTCATTAGCCGTGATGTTGTGGCGTGTCATGACTTCTTGCAAAGTCTCGCCACTCCCCTCTAGTGTGAGGGCAATGTCGAACGCCAGCCTATCTGACCATTTAGTGTGGTGTAGTGGTAGGGTATCCATAGCCGGAATATAACATAGCAATTTACTTAGGTGTCAACAAGTTTATGTTTGGTGAGTTAACTTTACACGTTCATTTTCTTTTTCATCTTCTTTTTCTTTTGCCGCCGCATAGCTTTCTTTTCTTGCTTTTCGTCGTAGTGGTGTATCCGGTGGCAGTTGGCGCATAGCACTACGCATTTATTCACTTCTCGCATGATGCGCTCCCAGAAATGTCCGCCGCGCACCAACTGGTGTAGGTGTACGTTGTCTTTGTTTTTTTCTACGTGATGAAAGTCCAGTGTTGCCGGATGGTTCTGCCCACACCGTGTGCAGTGTAGTGTTGTTTTATATTCCGCAAAGCGTTTGGCAACCTTCTTCTTATGTGCACCAATGCTTTTAATTATTTCTTTTTTGTTTTTCTCGTAATATTTTTTCGAGTATAACTTTTGTTTTTGCTTTCTTATCTCGGGGTCTTTGTGTGGCATCTAAACACTTTCTCCAATATAACGAGTTGTTATACCCCCACGGTTTAGTAGGGTCAAACATTTTAAAACCCAACGCTGCAAGATTGTTTGCCGATGGGTGGTTATCTCTTGTGTCTGATATTAACCACTTATAGTTAACTTGTCTTGCTTTTTTAACCCTGACTGCAATTAGTTTTTTCTGTAGACCAAGACCTCGATACGCAGATAACACTCCTGCACGGCACAGGTATCCACAGTCATACCATGTTTGCGACCGAACCAGTCCAGCAAAACCAATTGGTATTTTATCTGCGTACACAATCCACCACCAGCCTTTGGTCACATCACACGCTTGGTCTTGGGGCAGACACTTTTTCTGAAGATACGTGAGCGTCGTCACTACTTGGGTGTCGTTGGTATTAACGCGGCGTATTATCAGTTCCATAATGTGTAATTGATAACACAATTTCGTGGCACGGTAATGAAACTATTATAGCGGCGAAACTTTACACGTTCCTTTTTTTGGGTCTTGCTTTAAGCGGATTACCTATATAGGGCGGGGGTGCAAAAACGCAATCCATGTACCCCCCTGCCAGCCAGCCACAAAGCAAGCCAAAACAAAAACCAAAACTAAAAAGCATCAAGCCACAAGCCTTGTAAACAGGCGTATTTGACAATTTTGTAAAGTCTGGCAATCTGAAATTGTCGTATGCAAATGCAAACGATTCAGGCGAAAACCTGATTTCTTTAACAACTTAGGAGAATCAAATGAGCACACATGCTCCTACCGCTAAGCGGTCGATTGCCCCCGTTACTGTAACGGTTGAAATTACAGCAACCCGTATCAATGAGAATGGCACTCTCTCAGGGATTACGGCAAAGGTTGTAAAACAACCCATAAAGGGAAACGAGTTTAAGACTTCGGTTCCCCCAATGGCAGGCGGAGCAGTCTACCTGAAAGCAGATAGTCTTGAAGGATTGGTAATTCAAGACGGTGCCACTCAGGTACAAGCCGTAAAGCGTAAGTTGTTCTCGTAACCCAACCCCCGACTGGTGACAGCAGTCGGGTTCTTTTTAAACCATGAGGAGAAATCCAATGAAGGTACGTAAACAAGAGTCGTATAGGTTCTGTGTCAAGTGGATAGACGGAGATTCAATCTACTTTCGCTGGTTCAAGCGTGATAGATACGCTGTACAGTTCCAGCAAGAGTTAATTGACGACGGAATCCCGATGCAGAATGTACGGATAACGATGAAGTAAACCAAAGGAGCGGAGCCGAAAGGCTCCCTCCCTAACCTTACAGGAGATTTAAAATGGAAAAGTTCTGCGAAAACCACCCAGAAGTAGCAGCAATCATCATTGCACCAGTACTTTACGTACTGCTCTGGCTAACAATGGCGATGTTCTAACCACCCAACCCGTCGAAAGGCGGGTTTTTTTACGTCCAAAACTTTACATTCTTTATCTATAGTATATAAAACCATACGCCGGGGGGTGCAGGCATCGTAATTCAGGGCTATATCGCATATAATCTATAAACAATCTAAGTTGTATGGCCCATATAGATTGTTGTAAGGTTAAACTTTACGCCCTAGAACCCAATGTTTATGCGGGTCTTAGCCATGTGATAGTAGAGTTAATCTAAATAATCTAAATAATCTATAAAATATAGACACACACCCTTTCATCTAGGGCTAAGACTGTAAAGTTAAGGAAGGCGGGTGAATGTTGTTACCCTAACCTTACAAGATTATTTATATCATTTAGATTATTGCCCCGTAAGTTGTTGATTCTTTTAGGAATTCCTAACAATCTAAGTTTTGTATTTGACTAACTTCTTTGGATGTGTTACTCGCGGTGTTAGATTATAGGCTGACCTTGTATAATTACCTAACTCAGCCGACCCCTCGAAGTGAGCACTCGCTAACCCGCAAAGCCTTGCCCAGCCTGTGTTTGCGTTTTTCGCTGGGTCTGGCAATCTGGTCGAGTCCCTGCCAAACGGCAGTAAGACAATGTATGTAATGTAAATTAACTAACTTCAGGAGTAATACAATGCAAGCAACTGTGAAGAAGTCCATCAAGCCAGTAACATTCACCATTACTGTGGTAGCCAAGAAGGTTAACGAGAATGGTACATTCTCATCCTTTGAGGTACAGAGCGTTAAGGGTAACGTAAAGAACAACACCTTCAAGGTAGTAGCCCCACCACAAGCAGGAGGTGCACTGTACATCAAGTGTGAAACACTTGAAGGTATGGAAGTATTGCAGGAAGGTACTACAACTAATGCACCTAAGCAGAAGTTGTTCTAACCCATATGGCAGAGGTAACCCCTCTGCCTTTTCTCTTTTCTATCAACATGTTCATAGGAGATTATATGAAGTGGACTATCCGTAAAACACCTAGTGGTTACGTTGTAAAGTTTAAGCATGAAGCAGACATGCTAGTGTTCCCTAGCAGGGCATTGGCGTTAGCTTACATCAACAATCGTGTCCTATCCTCGATGGGGTTATAACATGAGTAGCCCACAACTAAATGGGCTACCTCGTGTAGCCAATAGCAAGTGCAAACCTTACGTTGTAGAGCAGAAACCATTCAGGGGTCACAACCTGTTTGGTATCTATACGCTGATGGATGCAGACCATGAGGTCTACACTGTGTATAGTTATGGGGAACACTTCCCGTTATACATACACACCAATGGCATGTGGTTTGAGAATGAGGATAGGTTTAGTTCCTCTACCCTTAGACACAGTAGCCAAGCTAGACCATCTGATACCACCATCAAGCTATCAACACGATGGATGCAGAGATTAGCCAACAATGGCTATCAGGGGATTGCCCAAGAGCGTGTACTTTCAACCGAACCAATGGAGGAATCATGATTGTCAAAGTAGATTCATGGCTATACCGCCTTATCTTTAACCTGCCTATATTCGTACCGCACTCCATCGAGTATTGCAGGGTAGGGTCTGACTACCTTAGCTATGTCCGTATCAACTGGTGTAAACCTAGGAGGTATTAATGGAAGATTATCACTTGCCCATCTGTACTAACTGCTATGCCGTAAGGGTAGAGCCTCAACGCCGTAACATGGTAAGACCAACGTGCCTGCGGTGTGGTGAGGCAGTAGCAAAGAAGCGTAAGTTTACAGTAGCCTGCAATAACAAGCAGGGGTATGAGCTTATCACTGACATCAACCACCTTAAACAACTCAACCCAAAGAGGACAACATGAAACGACCAACACGATACATCTTGTGGATGCTTTACGGACTAATCATGGGTGGCTTAGTTGCCTACTTGATGTCATGAGAAAGCTATTTGACTGGGTACTTTCTGCCTTACTGATGCTTGCTTTCTGCATCTTTATGGCAGTCATAGCCATCGAATGGATGGCAGGATGTGGCGAAAGCTACATAGATGCTAAGGGTGTACGCCACCTAAACGAATGTATTTTTATTAACTTTCCACCAAAGGAGTAAACATGAAACGCCTATTCGCTTTACGTGATAGCCGTGGAATCATTGTGCAAAATGAGCACAAGCAACCAATGTACTTTGCTGACAAGCAGTCAGCTAGGACATACAGAAGTAAGTTGACGCAAGAAATCAATCGGTACTTCGTTACTTACGGCATTGACCATAAACTTTACAAAGGACAACACTAATATGCGAGCCTCACTACTTAAAGACACCATCAAATCCTTATTCCCCATACAACGTACGTTGTGTATAGAGGGTAGCCCCGGTGGTGGTAAGACCACCATAGTGCATCAAGTTGCTGAAGAACTTGGCGTACCCTGCATTGAACGACACATGCCTACCATGCTTGTCGAGGACTTCGGTATCCTGTTCCCTGATGGTGAAAGCCAACTGCATTACAAGCTACCTGACTGGTTCCCCATCAAGGGCAAAGCACCTGAGAAGGGTATCCTGTTGTTCGATGACCGCAACCAAGCTAATGCTGACTTGCAAAAAGTCCTAGCTAACATCTGTCAAGCCCGTACTTTACATGGCACACCGATGCCTGATGGATGGCAGGTTATCTCCACAGGTAACCGACAGGCTGACAGAGCAGGGGCTAACCGAGTACTGGGTCATCTGCGTAATCGTGAAACAGTCTACGAACTGGAAACCCACCTCGATGACTGGACTTCATGGGCACTTGACAACAACGTCAAGCCTGAAGTGATTAGCTTTATTCGCTTTAGACCTGCCTTGCTACATGACTATGACCCACAACGTGACCAAAATGCTACGCCTCGTTCATGGGTAGAGGGTGTATCTGATGTGATTGGTACTGTGCCCTTTGATGCAGAGTATGAGTCCTTCAAGGGTGCAGTGGGTGAAGGTGCGGCGGCTGAGTTTGTAGGCTTTGTGAAGGTATTCCGTAAGCTACCTAACCCTGATGCAGTACTGATGAACCCGACAACTGCTGACGTGCCGACTGACCCTGCCACCCTGTATGCCCTGAGTGGTGCTATTGCTGAACGTGCTACTGAAGGCAACTTTGAACGGGTCTGTACCTATGCAGAGCGTATGCCTGCTGACTTCTCGGTGCTTACTGTGTCGTATGCCTCACGTAAGAAACCCGAACTGTCTAACACGCAAGCGTTTACCAAGTGGGCAATGAAACACCAAGACGTATTGTTCTAATCAACCGAGGGGCATATGCCCCTCACCAACAGAAGGAGTACCTACTATGAATCTGAATGACAGAGCCTTACTTGTACAGTTATCCGTATCCCAATGGACTGCTCGCAAGTATGACAAGAAAGCAACACAAGATGTTGCCAATACCTACGGCACATCTACCCAAGCAGGTAGATACAACAAGGCATTACTGCCTGCCAATGACCTGCTTGACCATGTGCATAAGAAAACTACCCATATCCGCACTAAGTTCTACGACAACACTTTACCTTGGGGTATGGAGGGTACGCAGATGCTACCCTCTGCCAACTACCTTGCCTTCATGACTGACTTCCGTAAGGAAAAGAATGAGTGGCAGTACCTTGTTGACCAGTTCATACAGAACTATGACCAGTTGCGACTGGATGCCAAGCGGTTACTCAACGGGCTATACAACGATGCTGACTACCCTGATGAGGTGGAGATAGCACGTAAGTTCAGAATGGACATGGCGATATTCCCTGTGCCCAGTAGCGACTTCCGTGTGAGCATTGCTTCTGAAGAACTTACTCGCATCCAAGAAGATGTTGAGCGTAGAGTAGCAGAAGCACAGAACGTAGCTATGAAAGAGGTATGGGACAGACTATACGAACGTGTCAAGCATATGGCTGAGAAGTTAGCAGACCCCAAAGCTATATTCCGTGACACCCTAGTAGAGAACACCAAAGAGATGTGTGCCCTACTGCCAAGACTTAACTTCATGGATGACCCTAACCTTGAAGCCTTAAGACTAGAAGTAGAAGGTGCGTTACTTAAACATCCTGAAGCACTACGTAATGACCCCGACCTACGCCGTGACACGGCAGTAGAAGCTAAACAAATCATGGACAAGATGTCCGTATTCATGAAAGGAATTTGATATGACCTCAGTCGTACCTAACCATAAAGACAGAGAGCCAATGACCAGTGCAGAGGAAGTAGCCCTTGACCGACTACTTGCTAAAGCACGTACCGCATTGGTACTTGAACACCCCTTCATTGGTAACGTGGCATTGAATATGCCCTTTACTAAAGACTATACATGCAAGACTGCATGGACAAATGGCAAGCGTATAGGTTACAACCCATACTTCATCAAGGAACTAAACGATGAGGAACGCAAGTTTGTTGTAGCCCATGAGTGCTTACACCCCATGCTTGACCATAACTTCAGACGAGGTGAGCGACAACACAAGCGGTGGAATAAGGCAGGTGACTACGTTATCAACCAACTGCTGACAGACGAGAGCATCGGCAAGATGCCTACGTTTGGACTGCTTAACCCACAACTGTACCAAGCAGGTAATCAAACGACCGATGGTATCTACAACTTGTTGCCTGATGAACCTGATGAAGGTGGTGGCGGTGATGGTACTGAAGCTATGGATGACTGCCAAGATGGTGGCAATACCCCTGCCGAACAAGCCCAACAACAAGCAGAGTGGAAAGTCCGTGTAGCACAAGCGGCACAAGCCGCTAAGATGATGGGCAAGATGAGTGCAGGACTAGAGCGACTGGTCAATGATGTACTTGCACCTAAAGTAGATTGGCGTGATGTGCTTCATAAGTTTGTAGAAAAGTGCAAGAGTGACCAACGTACATTCGCTAGACCTAATCGTAGGTTCTTATCACAAGGGCTATACCTACCAAGCGTAAGTGGTGAAGCACTCGGTGAAATGGCTATCGCAGTTGACTGCTCAGGTTCTATTGACGATGACATTCTTGCCCAGTTTGAAGGTGAGATTACTGCTATCAAGGAAGATGGCAACCCAGTACGTATCCATGTGGTGTACTTCGATAGCGAGGTATCACACTACGAGAAGTATGAGCGTGACGATAGCTTAAACATCAAGGCACACGGCGGTGGAGGTACTGCCTTTAGCCCTGTGTTCAAGTACTTTGCTGACCATGACATCAACCCCGTAGCCTGTGTATTCTTGACTGACTTATGTTGTGATGACTTCGGTGACCAACCTGCATACCCTGTACTATGGGTATCCACAATGGAAGGTGATGCCCCATTCGGTGAAGTAGTGGTGATGAAATGACGATAGTTAGTCCGTTTTATACCCAACTTAAGAAGGAAATACGTATGCAAGTAGCTCAAGAAGCTATCCAAACAATCCACGATTTAGTGGCATTGGTGGAACAGTTGCAACCTGATTCAGAGTACGCAGACTTGTATGGTATTGATGAAGTATTAGAACAAGCCAAGATAACAGTACAGAAACTAACCAAAGAGGGAGATTGATATGGCAACAGTAAGATTTAGTAAAGAATTACAAGAGGAGATTGTTAAAAATGCAATGAAGATTTTTGATAAGCAGATGGATGAAGCAATACAATCTTATCCTAAAGACTGGGCAGACAGAATATACAACCGCATGTTTGCATCGTATATTCCATCAATGAACTCATTACCTTCTTGCTTTTTTAATGAGGTAGAAAAAATAACTATTGCTAAAATTGGTGATGTTGGCTTAAACGTAACATGTCCTTTAACTAACAAGCGCCCCTATCCGTATAGCATACCTAAGACTAATGACTTTCCAGTACAGAACACAGGCTATTACTCTAATACGGAACTCACACTCAAAGATATTTCTATGTTTGAGGACATCAAAGCAGAAGCTATCGCATACAAAGAGCGAGTACATGTAGTGACTGAACGCAGAGTTCTTTTTGTGGAACAAGTCAAGAAGATTATCAATGCTCATGCAACACTAGCCCCTGCCCTAAAGATGTGGCAACCCTTATGGGACTTGATTCCCGAGGAATATAAGGAACGCCACCGCAAGGTAGTAGAACGTACCAAGAACGACACGCAAGTGGATGTTGACTTGGGTTCTTTAACTGCCACAGTAGTAGCACACAAACTAACACGATAAGGAATAGATATGCGTACAGATAAACTTTCATATAAAGAAGTTGCTGAGTGGTTTACAAGGGCACGTAACCCTGATGCAGGTAGACCCGTTATGTCATGGGCACGTATGTATAAGGTAGGTGATACCTATGAACTACGATTCGATACAGCAGTAGTCGGTGTATTCACACCTGACAACAAGTTTACGTTTAAGTTAACCTCACAAGAAGCAAGACGTTGTAGCATCACTCTAAGTCAAGCACTCCAACGTGCTATTCCATTCCTATGGACACGTGTAGCTACTGGTAGATACACAGTAACATGTACTACTGGATTCAGAGAGTATTGTGAAGATAATCCTGATGGTTATAGATGGGACTACTTTAAAACTGCGCCTGCTTATGATGTGTTTGATGGCTTACAGTTTGACCTTAACACTTATGAACCTACTAATGCAAAGCCACCTCTCAACAGTACTGATGTGATAAAAGAAAACAAACTAATGTGGTTACGCTCATTGCGTAAATTCAAAATGGCGATTAAAGTACGAGCAAGGATGGGTGTACTTGAATCACTCATTAAAAAAGTAGAAGCAGAACGTGTAGGTATCAATCGTCACCAATGGGAGATGCCTGACTGGGGTTCTGATACATGGCAAGAAGTACTCTATACTTCCATCCGAGATAGTGAATGCTCAATGGAACTACTAAAAGGATTTATTAAATCCGTTAGTACGGGGTACTATTCCTCAACAGTATCAGTAGAAGAAGTTATTGAGGAAGTAGACAAAGTATGTACTACTTACAGTATAGATTTACGCAGACGATTTGGAGTGTTCAATGAAGTGCCCACAGTGCAAGACAAGAATGAAGTGCCTAGACACACGATGGAACGAAGCCACAGTACAGACTCGCAGGCGATGGTCATGTAAGTGTGGTGTTAGGGGTGATACTCTTGAAAGATGGGAGAGTACCCCTTTACGCAAAGCACCAAAGAAAGCTAAGAAGATAAACGTAGAGAAGGCAACCGATACGCTTATGTCTGCTTTCTATGGTGTGCCTAAAAAAACTAAGCCAAAGACAGAGAAACAAGTTGTTGTTGAACATACCCCAACTAAGTCAATGTTTGAAGATATAGATGAGGATAAATACTACGATGATTTTTCTGACCTTGGTTTAGATATACCTAAAGGAGATAGATGATGGTCGATAACTTTAAACGTGATGGTACTTACGCAAACTTTATCGGTAGCGTAGCTTTTGAAGATGATGGTGGATGGAGTAAGGAAGTATGGGATGCCTCATGGGCTGAACAACAGAAGGACATTGACCTATTACGTGCACGGGTCAAGGTGTTGGAAGAAGAATGTGCATGGCTTAACTCAGTAGGAAAAGACAAATGAAAAAATCTAAATCAATGAAGGTCGCAGAGTATCTCTTGGCAAACCCAAGTGCCATACCCAAAGAAGTTGCCACGAAGTTCAAGTGTGCACTACCCCTTATCTATGCGATACGCAAGCGTGTGCTTAGTGGTTCGATGCTTGACAAGGCACACCCCGTAGTAGGTGGCAATGTCGACCAACAACAAGTTGGTGGGACACACTACAAAGACATGGGGGTACAACCTTGGATAGCAATGGAAGCATGGATGACACCTGAGCAGTTCGCAGGATTCCTACGTGGTAACGCTATCAAATATCTTGCAAGGTGTGATGTCAAAGGGGGCATTGCTGACATCAAGAAAGCACGGCACTACATCGATAAACTTGTTGCGGTGCGTGAAGATGACTGAGGTTATCTGGGGGGTATTCAAATGGGCAATGTTCTTACTCGGATGCTTTACTGCATTGGGTATAGTCGTTGCCATCACTTTAATATGGGTGCAAGACCGTGAATAACTATGAGTTCTTTGATTACTCGACAATCATGTTGTGTATGGACAGACTTAATGAAGAAATCCACCAGTGCTTGTTATCACACGAGTATGCCGATGCTCGTGCTAAGTCACAGGAACTTTTATTTCAAACTCGGCTACTAAACCTGTGGATTGCACAGGAGATTGAGAGAACCAATGGACATCGTAACCATAGACTTTGAAACGTACTATGACAAAGACTTTAGTCTATCGAAGATGACCACCGAACAGTATGTTCGTAGCGATTTGTTTGAGGTCATCGGGGTAGGCATCAAGGTTAACAATTACCCTACGGACTGGTACTCAGGCAGTGACCCTGCCAAGTTCCTGAAGTCGCTTGACTATTCAGACAAGGCAATCCTTTGTCATAACACCGCCTTTGATGGTGCAATCTT